CTTACCAAAAGGAGACGACGCTTGGGTTAATTTTATAAAACAATTTTTAAAATTATAAAGAAAAGAAAAAACAAAGTTTAGAAACAAAAAGTAAAAACAAAAACAAAAACAAGATGAGAGATCAAGATGTAACAAAAGTTGAATTCCTATTAATGTGTAATGACAACATTGTAGTACAACGTTTTTTTAACGTTAAAGGGTTTAACAAAAATGCACATAAATCTGAGGACTTTTATGATCATATGAATATGATTTGTAATGAACTACAATATGATTTAAAAATGCGTTCGGTGGTCTATATGTTAGACAACAAATATGAAATTTCTGAAAACCCAGAGATTTTAAATACGTCAATTACTGACGGAGATGAGAATTTTAATATTTATATTAAGCTTGGAGACATGACAATTTGTCATAGAAGGTTTGACGCTAAAGTGTACCCTCCGAAGGTAAGATACACCGTAGACCTACGCCCAAAGCTAAAAGGTATACTAAACGGTCTGACTGACATTTTTTCAGGCAAAAATTTTAATTATTTCTACCCTGAATTTATCTAAAACTAATAGTATTTATCTTTACTAACAGAAGGAGAATTATGGCGACAAACAAAAATTTTGAGTATCTAGGAAACACATTCCAACTACAATTACTTAATCAAATTATCTTAGATAAAGAATTTTCACATTCAATTATTGATGTGATTGAAAACAATTATTTTGAAAATAAGTACTTTAAGATAATAACCCAAATGATAAGAGAGTATTATACAAAATACGATCACACACCATCATTTGAGACATTAGAACAGATTACTAAATCTGAATTACAACAAGAAATAGCATCCAGAATAGTATTGGACACTATTAAGAAAATTAAAGACGCACCTATCGATGGGGTAGGTTTTGTACAGGAAAAGGCATTAAAGTTCTGTAAACAACAAGAACTACAAAAGGTTATGACTAAGGCTCAAAAAATCATCGATGGTGGTGAATTTGAGAACTACGATACCCTTGAAGAATTAGTTAGAGGGGCTTTACAGGTAGGATCTAAAGACACAAGTTCAATGGATGTCTTCTCTAACATTGATCAAGTCCTTGATGAAGACTATAGACACCCAATTCCAATGGGAATACCTGGAATCGATAGACTATTAAAAGGTGGTTTGGCTAAAGGTGAGATTGGAGTTATATTGGCACCAACAGGTGTGGGTAAGTCTACTATCTTAACTAAGATTGCGAACCACGCATTTAACTTAGGAAACAACGTACTTCAAATCTTTTTTGAGGATAACCCTAAGGTGATCCAACGAAAACATTACACTCTTTGGACTAAGATTCATCCTGATGAATTGTCAGAAAAAAGAGACGAAGTTATCAAAAAGGTTAAAGATATTGAGGAGTCTATGCCAAATAAGTTAATTATGAATAAGTTACCATCTGATACGGTAACTATGTCTCAGATTAAGAATCAAATCAGAAAGATGGTTGCGGATGGGACTAAGATTGATATGGTATTACTTGATTACATTGACTGTGTTGTTCCTGATAAGAATTTAGGTGATGAATGGAAGAGTGAGGGGTCTGTAATGAGAGCATTTGAAGCAATGTGTCACGAAATGGATTTAGTTGGGTGGACCGCAACACAAGGTAATAGAAGTTCTATTTCTTCTGAGGTTGTAACAACTGATCAAATGGGTGGGTCAATTAAAAAGGCACAAGTTGGTCACGTTATTATTACGGTAGCAAAGACACTACAACAAAAAGAAATGAAATTAGCAACAATTGCAATTACAAAATCAAGGGTTGGTGATGATGGTGTTGTATTTGAGAATTGTAAATTTGATAACGCAATGTTAGACATTGATACCGAGAGTTCTATGACTTTCTTAGGTTTGGAAGAACAAAAAGAAGAAAGACAAAGATTAAGGGTTAAAGAGTTGTTGGAGAAAAGACAACAAAGAGAACAAAAAAATTAAACAAACAAACAAATAATTAATTAAACTATGGATATTTCACAAAAAATATTAAGTGATATAACAGTGTATATGAAATACGCTAAATTTATTCCCGAATTAAATAGAAGGGAAACGTGGGAAGAATTGGTAACAAGAAATAAGGAAATGCACCAAAAAAGATACCCACAAATTAAAGACGAGATTGAGGAAGTATATAAAATGGTATACGATAAGAAAATTCTACCTTCAATGAGATCATTACAATTTGGTGGTAAACCAATTGAGATTTCACCAAATAGAGTTTACAATTGTGCCTACACTCCGATTGACCATCCAGATGCGTTCTCTGAAACTATGTTCCTATTGTTAGGTGGAACAGGTGTTGGATTCTCAGTTCAAAAACATCATATTGATAAATTACCTGAGATTAAAAAACCAAACCCAACAAGAACAAGACGTTACCTTATTGGTGATAGTATTGAGGGATGGGCAGATGCAATCAAAGTATTGGTTGAATCTTATTTAGGGGTTAAATCATCAACACCAATATTTGATTTTTCCGATATCAGACATAAAGGAGCATTATTGGTTACTTCAGGTGGTAAAGCTCCTGGACCTCAACCACTTAAAGATTGTATTCACAATATTACTAAAGTGTTTGAAAACAAAAAAGACGGTCAAAAATTATCGTCTATTGAGACTCACGATATTGTATGTCATATTGCAGATGCGGTATTAGCAGGTGGTATCAGAAGAGCGGCACTAATTTCATTATTCTCTGCTGACGATGAGGAAATGATTTCTTGTAAGTCAGGAAATTGGTGGGAACAAAACGCACAAAGAGGTAGAGCAAACAACTCGGCAGTACTTCTTCGTCACAAAATTACTAAAGAATTCTTTACGGGTCTTTGGAAAAGAATTGAATTATCAGGAGCAGGAGAACCTGGAATCTATTTATCAAACGATAAAGATTGGGGAACTAACCCATGTTGTGAGATCGCACTTCGTCCTAATCAGTTCTGTAACTTATGTGAAGTAAATGCATCTGACATTGAATCACAAGAAGATTTTGAAGCAAGAGTTAAAGGAGCTGCGTTCATTGGAACACTACAAGCAGGTTATACTGATTTTCACTACCTAAGAGACGTTTGGAAAAGAACAACTGAGAAAGACGCACTTATTGGTGTTGGAATGACAGGAATTGGTTCGGGTGTTGTTTTAGGGTACGATATGAAATCGGCCGCTGAAATGGTTAACGTTGAAAACGAAAGAGTTGCGAAACTTATTGGTATTAACAAATCTGCAAGATCAACAACAGTTAAACCATCAGGAACATCGTCATTAGTGTTGGGAACTTCTTCAGGTATCCACGCATGGCACAATGACTTCTACTTAAGAAGAATCCGTGTTGGTAAAAATGAGGCTATCTATTCTTATTTGGCAATCAACCACCCTGATTTAGTTGAAGATGAGTTCTTCCGTCCTCACGATACGGCAGTTATCTCAATCCCACAAAAATCACCACAAGGATCAATCCTTAGACACGAATCCGTATTCCAAATGTTGGAACGTGTTAAGAAAGTATCTCAAGAGTGGGTTAGAAATGGACACAGAACAGGTCAAAACACACATAACGTATCTGCAACGGTTTCTATTAAAGAAGACGAGTGGGACTTGGTAGGTGATTGGATGTGGAACAATAGAAAATTCTATAATGGTTTATCAGTGTTACCATATAACGGAGGAACTTACACTCAAGCACCATTTGAGGATTGTACTGAAGAAGATTTTAACAAATTGTTAAGTGCATTGGAAGATGTAGATCTTACAAAAGTAATTGAATTACAGGACAATACAGACTTAAGAGGTGAAGTAGCGTGTGGAGCTAACGGATGTGAAATTTCTTAAATAAAATGAACGTAGGAGCATCTAAAGACTGGATACAACAGTTGTATGTTAGAGAATTTGGTCCAAAATTACAACCGAACGAGTTCTACTATAATAATCAAGGTATGATTGTTATGACCGAAGAATATCATGAACGTAGGGGTAGTTGTTGCGGAAGTAGGTGTTTACATTGTCCATATGA